CTAATTGCAGAGATTCACTCCATCCTTGACGATCGCCGCCCATTTGGGGCCAAGGACGTCACGAGCGGATATAGCCTGGCTGCTGCCTGGTTCGCCATCCTTGAACATTACGATCCCAATGGACTGGTCGTGCGAACCACCGTAGATGATCGGCCCTGGCGTATAGGTTGTCGTCGCATTGACCGTGCCGTATCCGCCATAGGAGTTGATGGTGCCATAGGTATCGTAGTTTCCTGGCATCTGGGTTGCGGTGACGTTGTTCGCCGCTGCTGCTGACGTGATGATGTAGCGATCGTAGCCCGCCTTGATGGTCTCGACGGCAGCCTGTTTCTGTGCCGCCTTAGCCGCGCCAACACTGCCGCACATCGGCTCCGCGCTCGTCTGGATGATCATTTGGTTTCTCGAGACCCGCATGGTGCTGGACTGGACGCAGGAACTTAGCAGCACGGCGAGGGCCGATGCCGCGATAGTTGTTTTATGCATAAAAGATTCCCCAACCTTGACGCGAGCCGCATTGCGAACAAAGCGTCCTCTGTCAATCAGCTTGGAGGCAATTCAGCGCAGCTTTTAATTATCACAGCTCTGCCTCACTCGGCTGCAATTGGTCGAGCATCGCGCTCGATGCTGCGAATTCTGAAGCACCTGGTCTGGCAAACGCTGTTGTAACCGCAGCCCAAAACGCAAAAGGGCTGTTGTTTGACACCAGTATCCGGAATACGTGGGATCAACCGGGATTATCCGGGAATGCGCGGAAAAACGTTATAAATCAGGTGATTGCAGTGTGACTGCCGGGAAACCCGACCGAAAACTTTTGACAGCTCCGCTGGGCAAGATTTGCGGCTCGGCGTCGGGATCGCGTTTGGCGCAACCTGCACCATGCAGAACACCGAAAATCCTTCAACAGCGCTTCAGCGCCTCTTCAAACCATTGATATTTAACGATCGATGGAGCTGTGAGAACTCGCCGCCACTCGTCGAGTTTGCGGCGGAAACCGCCCGTTTTTCCAATTTAGATTTTATCACGCTGAGAAAATTGGGTGAATGTAGGCACAAACGTAACGATTTCAGTCTCTTACAGAATTGAAACGCCTGTCGAGAAATTATCAGCGATCGAGCGTTAACCCTCATCAGCGTTGGTGGATATTAGCGGTTGCCCGCTGCGGTCGTATTTCTATAAATCACAGTGGGCTTGAACACCCTGATCACTCATAGGCGCGCCGCGACAGCGGCGGCCGAACGCATGCGCAGCTAAGCGGCTGGCGCATTCGCCGTGGCCTTATCGGCCGGGGGCGATGCGCTATGTCCAGGCTTCGGCTAAAGGCGCTTCGGCGTGTCTGAGTGGCACGTGTTCAACCCCCGGCTCCGGCGCCGTCTGCCGGAATTGCAGTGGGGCAGGCATGAAAAGCATTCCTAGAATAACTCGCGTTTACCTTGCACACGGAAGGCGGATTGCCTTCCGGTGGTAGTGTACGATAGCTTAAAAATACTTGCTTAGAGTTTGAGGGCGTCCGTAAGCTGATCGAATAGTGCATTAAACCCAAGTCTTGCTGAAGCCTTTGCTTCTCTCCTTACATCGTCGATGCGGATGACCTGGTCGGGCAGACCGGGCGCGCTCGGCTCTGCTCCAGATTCGCGTGTTTCCAAACATGGTTGAACAATCATGAGGCCTCGCGTTTCCCGTGACCTGGATTGCGCGCTGCCTCTCGCAAGTCATGCTTCAGATGGTGGATCAGATGAGTGAGGACCATGCGGACTTCGCTTTCGTCATCGATGTCACGCACTCGGCTCGTCAGCGTTGCGAAAATATCCATGGCAACAAGCGCAATATCATCCCCTGCGGCCGTAACCGCCGCATCATCATACGTCTGGCGAACTGCTCGGATCACCTCGCGCTTTACGTCCACTGAAGGTTGGGCAGGCGTGGGTTGGTTGCTACCGGTCAAACGTTCCAAGCCTCGACGAAGTCCCTCGGAGAACTCCTCCGGAGACATCTGGTCCTGAATCTTTTTGTCAGTTCTTCGAGCCAGAACGGCGTAACCGTCTTCGTCGGGATCGCCTTCGCCACTGATCAACCAATCAAGGCTAACGTCGCTGACTGAAGCAATTTTCCGTACAGCGTCCGGTTTCGGGCTGGTTCCCGCGAGCCAATTGCCTAGCGTTTTTCGAGGTACCTCGATCTGCTGGGCGAGGCGGTTCAGACCGCCGACCCGTTTGGCGGCAATACGTATTCTGTCGGCCAACTCACTCATCTAATTTCGATAGCCACTTATGGCCACTTTTCTGTTGCAAGTGGCCAGAAATGGCTATATCCCTTTCTATGTTCATAGACCAAATCACCCATGAAAAGGGAGGCCGGCTAGGGCCTCCCCGTTCACAACGAGGAATACCATGCACCATGACCGCACCGCGGACAAGGCAGCGAAACTGCGCCTTGACGAGATGAACCGTGTCAAGCGTCTCCTGTCTGAGGCGGGTTTAACGCTCACCAGTATCGATAGAGATTACCGGCTCTCGCTCGGCACATGCGGCAACACGCTGCAGCAGGCTAATCTTGCGGGAGAGCGGGCGATCGCAGCGGCACTTCGCCGTCGTCCCGAGCATCTGTGGAGAACCCGTTATCACGCAGACGGTCAGCGCCGCAGCCCGCAGCCGCCTGAGAACTATGCGCGACCTCCGAGCATGCGCGCTCGACGTGAGAAGCACGAGACGGGTACCACTTCGCAGGAGGCCGCGTGATGGACGCCATGACGTACGATCACGACGAGGCGCGCCGACTGCTGGCGATCCGACGAGCATCTATTCGTCAGATCCGGGCGCAGATGGCTCTTCATCGGTTTCACTCCCCACGACAGTTGGCCGAAATGTTCGCGTCCGCCTTTGCGGATGCCGATCGTTCGGTACCGGAATCGGAAGGTGCTCCACGATGATGCGCCTCATTCGTTCGTCCCAGGCGGGATCAATGTCCACCGCATCCAGCTTGCGTTCCTTTGCAAGCCGTCTTTCCTGCTCGTCGACCATGTCCAGCGCGTTGCGGAAGCGGTCTACCGTAAAATCCGGAAACGTGAAGTCGAGCATCCTGATGAGATGCGTGACCAGCTTTCTCAAAACGATCAGCTCCTCGGCAACCGACACGTCGGCTGCCATTGGGTCGCCATCTTCATCGGCGCCGGTCCAGCCTTCCAGCTGCTCCACCCGCCTTTCGAGGGTGCTCAATCTCGCCTCCAACAGCTGCTCTCGCGTCAACCGGTCTTCCGGCATCTCCATTTCCTTTCCCTCATTTCTGATCGTCCGACCCTCTCGCATTTCGGAGGCCTCGCCAATGCCGAAACGTCGTAACGAAATAGGCACCCGCAATCCCTTCATTCCTTCATTGTCTCCAGTGTGCCGCGTAGCCGACCAGGTACTTTTGTTTTGCGTAGTCCTGGCCGGTTTGGCGGCAGCAATCGCTTCGATCGTGTCGAGGGCGTTCTGATGTTGAACCGCTTCGACCAGAAGGCCGTTTACGAAGCTTGCATGCATGTCTGCACCATCGCGGTGCGCGATGGGTTTCCGCACCTCTCGGCTGCGGACATCCTAGACCCGCCGCACGAGTGGTTTGATGCCGCTCTCGCCCGGCAAGTCGTCATGCACCTGATGATCCGTGAATGCGGCTGGCCGAAGCGTCGGGTCGTCGAGATGGAGGAGCGTTCCCGCGAGGCCATCAACCGAGCGCTGCGCACCATCGACGCCCGCCTGCAGTATCCCCGTTTTGCCAACCACTATCAGGCGATCAAGACGCACGCCCGCGAGCTGCTCACCCTGATCGTCGCCCAAGAGGAAGCAGCATAATCCATGCTCAAGTCCATTCCACTTACACAAATCCTTGTCGGCGATCGCGCGCGCCCGGTCGATATGGAACATGCAGCGGCGATTGCCGGGTCGATGGTCGATCGCGGCCTGATCAATCCGATCACCGTTCGCTCGACACCTGCTGCTGGCGGAGGTGCGACACCTTACACGTTGGTTGCTGGTGGGCATCGGCTTGAAGCGGCGCGGATGAATGAATGGCCCGAAATTGAGGCCGTCATTGTCTCAGCAGACGCTGCAGAGGCTCAGTTGATCGAGATCTCGGAGAACCTTTTCCGTAACGACCTCTCGGCGCTCGATCGCGCGGTATTCGTCATGAAGTTCCGCGAAATATTCGAGGACAGACACGGCAAAATCGATCCGAAGGGTGGGCGCCCGAAAAAACAGGCTCACGATGAGCCAGTTATTTTTTCGCCCGGAAGGGAGCTTTCACAGCGGGTTCAAGAGCGCCTCGGGATTGCCGCCGCGACCTACAAGCGCATCTCGGCGATCGGGCAGAAACTGCACCCGATGTTGCGCGCCGCCTTACGCGGAACTGCCTACGAGCACGACCAGAAGCAGCTCCTGAAGCTGGCCAGCATGCCTGAGGCCGAGCAGACCGGCATTGCCAAGGCGTTACAGTATGAGCCCGACCTGAAGGCGATACTCGCATCGGACAAGCCGGTCGTGAAGAAGCTGCCCGTCGATCTGCAGGAGGCAATCTTCGCGAAGGTCTGCAAGCTGCTCGACAAAGCCGATGACGACACGCTGCTTCGCGTCCTCAACCACATCGGCGACAAGCGCGATGTCTCCTTCCTGGAGGCCGCCGAATGAAGCGCGACCACACCCAGCTCGACTTCTTCCTTGAGCCCGTCTTTCCCGTCCGCGACCCGGCGCAGAAGCTCGATCTTGACCGTTATCGCGCCAAGTTGAAGCGGGCCATGGCTCGAGCTATCCGCGAGTGCCCCTACGATCGCCCGACGATCGCGGCCCGGATGGCGCAGTATCTCGGTCTTCCGTCGATCAACAAGGCGACGCTCGACGCCTACACCGCCGAGAGCAAGGCGCACGATATCACCATGCCGCGTTTCGCGGCGCTGGCGCACGCCACCGACGCCTTGTGGCTTTGGGACGAGGCGGCTTCCCTGCAGGGCGTCACGATGCTGATCGGCGAAGAGGCCGTGTTGGCGGAAATTGCCTATTGCCGCCAGGAGCAACGCCGATGGGCGGCTGAGGTGAAGCGCCTTACCGCGCGCCCGATCCGCATCACTTCGCGGGGTAAGGTATGATGGACGCTTGGTTCACGCTCGACGCCCTGTTCGATCTTCGACTGCCCGGCATGCCGACCAGCATCGCGAGCCTGTATCGCACGGCCAATCAGGCAGGTTGGCGAGACCGTGACCAGCAGGCCCGGAAGGTTCAGACCGGCACGAAGCCCGTCTGGGAGTTCCATGTTTCGCTCCTGCCGAGCCTCGCCCAGGCGAAGCTCGCGCAGATCGCCCAGCGTGACGCCACGTTGGCCGAAACCCGCGAGAAGCGCCGAGCGCTCTATTGGAAGACGTTCCAGGCGATGACGGACGAACATCGTCAGGTGGCGCACCAGCGCCATGCGTTGATCATCTCCGCCGAAGACGCCCTGGCGAAGCGCGAGGTCCTCGGATCGGTCATGTCGATCGAGAAGACGCTCGCTCCGATCCTGCGCAAGTTCGGTGTCTCGTCATCGACCTATTACGACCTACGGAAAAAGCTCACGTCTGTTGACCGTGAGGATTGGTTGCCTGCACTGGCTCCGGCCTATGCGACCGACGGCACGGTTCCCAACACCGCTCCCTGCCACGAGCTGGCCTGGGCGGCTTTGAAGTCCGATTATCTCCGCTCTGAAAAGCCGACATTTTCGTCCTGCTACCGCCGTATGATGGAGGCGGCCAAAAAGAAGGGCTGGGCTCCCATTCCAGAGGAACGCACGCTTCGTCGTCGGATGGAAGCGGAGGTTCCGCGCTCGGTCCAGATCCTGACGCGAGAAGGGCGCAAGCGGGCCGAGCAGCTCTATCCGAGCCAGATCCGCACAAAGTCGCATCTCCACGCGATGGAGATCACGAACACCGACGGTCACAAGCTCGACCTGTTCGTCCAGGTGCCGTGGAAATCCGCGGAAGATTCGAAGCAGGTCACCGATCGCGTCATCCTGCTCGGTATTCAGGATATTTACTCCGGCAAGATCCTGTCCTGGCGCCTGTGCGAGGCCGAGACATGGGATGTGGTTCGTGCGTGCGTCGGCGACATGATCGAGGATCATGGCATTCCCGATCATCTGTACATGGACAACGGTCGCGCGTTCGCCTCGAAAATGATCTCCGGCGGCGCTGTCAGCCGCAACCGCTTCAAGAAGATGGAAGGCGAGGTCGCCGGTCTCCTGAAAACACTCGACATCGAGCCACACTTTACGAAGCCCTATTCCGGCCAGTCGAAGCCGATCGAGCGCGCCTGGAAGGATCTTGCCGAGGAAATCTCGAAGCATCCGGCCATGTCCGGCGCCTACACGGGCAACAAGCCCGAGAACAAGCCGGAGAACTACCGCCAGTGGGCAGTGCCATTGGAGGTGCTGGAGCGCCATGTCGCGGAGCGCATCGCCGAGCACAATGCCCGCACCGGTCGCCGATCGGAAACGGCCAAGGGCCGCAGCTTCGACGAGACCTTCGCCGAGAGCATGCGCCATCCCGCGACCATCGTTCGACGCGCCACCGAGGCCCAGCGCTCTCTCTGGATGCTCGCGGCCAAGGTCGTGAAGACACGGTCGCGCAACGGCGAAATCCATTTCCAGCGAAACGTCTATTGGGCGCCGGAAATGAACGAGTGGATGGGCAAACATGTGACCGTCCGCTTCGATCCCGACAAGCTGCATCAGCCCGTCAAGGTCTACGACGCCGAGGGTCGCTTCATCTGTGACGCGGCGTGCACCGAAAAGGCCGGCTTTAACGAGCAGAGCGCCGCCGCCCGTCATGAGCGTAACCGCCGCACGCTGGTCAAGCTCACCAAGGCCAAGGCGAAGCTCCATCGTCAGCTCACGCCGGCCCAGCTCGGCGAGCTCTATGCGACCGACGCACCGTCGAAGCCCGAGCCGATCCGTCCAACGGTCACGCGCATCGTGACCGGCAATCTCGCGATCGAGCAGAAGACGGAAGAGTGGTCGCAGGACGAATACGAGGCCGGCATTGCCCGTGGCCTCTCTCTTATCTCGGGCGATAGCTCGATCATCCCATTCCCGCAAGGGGATCGGCCGGCAGGTAGTGCGTCCGGCCGTAAAAGCAGAGCCGAAAAGTAGTGAGTACGGTTCCACCCAAAAAAGAGGGCGGGTCCAAGAACCCGCCCATTCAAAAGCTCAACAGGAACCTTTGTAATGCTTGATATCTTGAATGCAATACCTGCCACCTGGGACTTGCCCATGCCGGCAGAAAAATTCGTCGCTAAGCACTCGGCGACGGAAGTACAGACGTGGGAACGTCTTCGTCAGACCGTCGCCACCGTCGCGGCGAAGCACAACTGGACAAAGGCCGATACTGGCCGACGGATCGGCATTGCCGAAAGCACGTTCTCGCAGTGGCTTTCTGGAACGCTTCTCGGCGTCCTGGACAATCAGAACTCTCAGGTAGGACGCTTCCTCGAAGCGTTAGAGGAAAGCGCGGCTGTCACCGCCGCGATGCCTGACGGTCCCGGCTTCCTGCGCACGCTGGCGGCAGTGGAAATCCATAACACCCTGCTGCTGGCGCAGACCATGACCGGGTTTGTCACCATCACACTCAGTGCTGGGCGCGGGAAGACCACGGCATGCCGGCACTACCAGCGCATTAAGCCGCATGTTCACATGGTCACGCTCAATCCGAAGGTGAAGTCGGTCCACGGTGTCATGAGCCTCTTGGCTCGGACGCTGGAGGTCCGCGTCTTCAATCCTGCCGATCTGGTCGGCACCATCGGTGAAAAACTGGCGAAAGCGGGAAACCGCGCTTTGCTCATTATCGACGAGGCGCAGCACGCCGATCCGGAGAGCGTCAACCAGTTGCGCTACTTCTCCGACAATTACGGTGTCGGTCTTGCCCTGGTCGGGAACGAGGAGGTGCGCAAGCGGATGACGCAAGCCGCGCACCAGACGAACAGCCGGGATCAGATTCTCAGCCGCATCGACAAGAACCTGAAGCGTGATCCCGGTCGAGAGGCTGATGTTAAGTCGTTCATCGAAGCATGGGACATCACTGATGCCGCTTGCGTCAAGTTTCTCCTGGGCGTGGGCATGAAGGGCGGAGCGCTCCGGCAGATCGACAGAACGATCAAGATGGCGTGCTTGGCGACACAGAAGCCGGCGCGCGATCTTGAGCGCAAGCATTTGGAGGCCGCCTGGAATAACCGCGAAGTGGAGGACGTGTGATGTCGCGCCGTTCCCTTCCCAGCGAGTACCTCGACGCGATCGTGCGCGAGTTGAGCCCGGCCTGCGGCGGCGAAGAAGTCTCGATGCCCGGCTCGGATTTCGACAGGTTGGTGGAGCGCCTGGCGGCGGTCCGCAAGATGATGACCGTGATCGAGCGCGAAGTGGGCGCCCTTCGTCTGGCCGAGGCAGCCAGAGCCGGCTGCGCAATCGTCGAGGATCTGGCAACCGAGGAGCTGCAGCAGCTCGTCGAAGATCCCGAAGGCAAAGTCGTGCGTCCAGATTTCGGGAGGAAGCCATGACGGCTCTGCTTTCCGACCATTTGAAGGCGATACGCGACACCCTAAAAAGCCGGCGCAGTTGCGGTCTGTTCATGCTGCCTTGCCTGCTCGCCAAGTTCATCAAGCGGTTCAACACGTTGATCGCCTTGGCGGAGGAGCAGGAGGCGGAGCTGCGCCTGGCTAAGGCGAGGGCGCTTGAGTTCGACGACCTTCCCCAGGGCGCCACGATCCTGCGCTTCCCGCGCCGGCTCGTGATCATCTCGCGCTCCGATGACGGGGGAGATGCAGCATGACGGAAGTGCCTTTCACGATCTTGCTTCCACTCGACGAGATCGTCGATGCGCTCCGCCCGGATGTCGTGTCGGCTGTTCTCGCCGCGAAGCCGAAGAAGATCCAGCGGAAACCACTGACGGAAGCCGTGCTCGACGCCAGTCGTCAGGTGGCTTCCGCCTTCACCCGCTACGAGGCCAGCCTTGGCACCCGCGATGAAGCGCGCGCCCTGAAACGCCTCCTGGTAGCCGCGAGCGGAACTCGCGCTGCCATCAAGAACCTCGCAAAGCCGCTTTAAAGGAGCTTCACAGATGGAAGCAGTCATTCTCGAAGGTAAGCGCCCTGATGGCGTGGAAGTCATCAACGGCCGACAGTTCATGGAAGATGCCAAGGGCAATCTCGTCCCGCTGGGCAACGTAAAGCCCGAGGACAAGTTGCAGGACGAGATGGTTCGCAAGGTCATGGAGTTTGCCCGCGACCTCTCGGCTCAGATCGCCCGCTTCAGGGGGCACACGGTCGCTGACCTCGGCAGTTTCGACGCCCTGCTGGCGCAGCAGTACGGCGGCAAGATCGGCGGCGCCAAGGGCAATCGCACCTATCAGACATTCGACGCTTGCATGAAGGTCGTTGTCCAGGTCTCGGATCTGATTTCCTTCGGCCCGCAGCTTCAGATCGCCAAGGGCCTGATCGACGAGTGCATCATCGACTGGTCCGAAGGTAGCCGCGACGAGATCCGCGCGCTCGTCATGCGTGCCTTCAACACCGAGAAGGAAGGACAGATCAACAAGTCGGATCTGTTCATGCTGTTGCGCCTGGACATCGATGACGAACGCTGGACGCGCGCCATGGAGGCGATCCGCAGCTCGATCACGGTCACTGGCTCGAAAGAGTATGTGCGCTTCTACGAGCGCGCCACACCGAAAGATGAGTGGCACGCGGTCACCATCGATCTCGCGAAGGTGTGAGGTCGTCATGCAAAACGCGCTTCTCGCTTCCGCTTTCGCACTTTCCGCGACCACGATCTCCATCGCTGGCTATCTCGCAATCGCCGAGAAATCTGGCTGGGGATGGTTTCTTTTCGTCGGGCTTCTCCTTGGTGCCGCTGCAATCCAGAAGGTGTCGCTGTGATGGACAATCGCACGAAAGCACGGCTGGCAAACTGGTCAGCCCAGGACTACGAGCGCAAGATCGTCAGCGCCTTCCAGGAAGAGGGCTATGACATCGTCGAGTTTGACGGGGCGAGGTTCGCCCGTGTGACCGCGATAGACGAAGATGGTGCCAGTACCTTGGCCGAGGTCAACCTGACGAAGGTCGCGATCGGCATGGCGAGGGCGACGTCATGACATCGAAACGTCTCATCTCAGCGCTCAGCCTTCCGGACATCACGCCTGCCGAGGTGACCACAGCGCCTCCTCAACTTCGTCTAGTTCCGCCCGCGACCTTGTCGGTTGACGAAACCTACCAGCGCGGCCTCTATGAACGGTCTGTCAAGCTTATCCGCAAGATCGTTTCCGAGTGGTGCTGGACTGCGTTCAAGCCGCCGGTTGTCGTCGAAGTCGATGGCCGGCTCGAAGTGATTGATGGTCAGCACACCGCCATCGGCGCGGTCACACATGGCGGCATCGAGCTGCTGCCGGTTCTCATCGTCCAGGCGGAAAGCCACGAGACCCGTGCCAGCGCATTCGTCAGGCATAACCGCGACCGCATTCAGGTCACGGCGACACAGCTGCACAACGCAATGGTAGCCGCTGGCGATGAAGATGCGCTGACCGTGGCGCAAGTCTGCGAAAGGGCCGGCATCGTCATTTTGAAGAACCCTCCTCCGATGGCGAAATTCAAGCCGGGTGAGACGATGGCTATCGCGACCATCAAGTCGCTGGTCAATCGCCGATATGCTGCGGGTGCGCGTCGGGTGCTTGACGTATGCCGGTCTACAAATGCGGCGCCGGTGACAGCCCACATGATCAAAGCCGTGGAGCTGCTCATGTTCTCGAAGGAATATGAGGGCGAGATCGATGCCGAGCGCATTGCACTCGTCATTTCGTCCAAGGCTGAAACGCTGGAGACGGAAACCTCGCGCTTCGCAGCTGAGCGCAAGGTTCCCCACTGGCGGGCTTACGCATCTGTGGTTTTCATGAACCGGAGGAAGCCGCGCAATGGATGAAATCCATGAACGTCAGAAGGCCCGTATTGATCTCCTCGAGGAGCGTGTCCGCCAGCTTGAAGAAGCCCTTATGCCCTCTTCGATCGCGGTGAAAGTCGAATGGTGCCTTACGCCGCTGGAGGCACGGGTCTTCTCTCACCTGACGACGCGAGACCAAGCGTCAAAGCAGTCGATCATGCTCGCGATGTATAGCGACCGGATCGACGTGGAGCCGGAAATCAAGATCGTCGATGTCTTCGTTTGCAAGATGCGAAAGAAGCTGAAGCCGTTTGGCATCGAGATCCTCACGCTCTGGGGAGCGGGGTATTCGCTCAAGGATCGCGAGCTTTATCTCGGGAGGGCTGCAGCATGACAGGTATTTATTTCCAAGCTCCCTGCCGCCTGAAATCCTACAGCGCGACGACGAAGAGCGGGAAGACCGTTGTTCGCATTGAGATCGAGAGCACCGATCATCGCGAGGCAGGCTACCTTCTCAACGACCTTGAAAAGATCCTCAAACAGCAGAAGGAAGCCGCTCGCCCGAGAAAGGAGCCGAAGGTGGCTCCGAAGCCGCTGGCGCTGCCAGCGCCCGCCCTGCAGCTCACCTACCGGGGAGATGCCGAATGAGCCGCTCGATCGCCGCCATCCACGTCGCCAAGAAGCAGCTCGGCCTCGATGACGACACATACCGCTCCAAGCTTGCACTGATCACGGGCAAGAATTCCGTCAAGGATATGACGGAAACCGAGCGGGAGAAGGTGCTCACGGTTCTGCGCAATGAAGGCTTCAAGCCGGCGCCGGCCGCCCGTCGTGCCAACGGCCGCCAGCAGCTCACCGGCAAATTTGCCAAGAAGCTGCAGGCGCTTTGGATCGCCGGTTGGAACCTCGGCATCGTCCGCGATCGGGATGATGCTGCGCTTCTTGCCTTCGTCAAGCGACAGACCGGGATCGACCACACGCGCTTTCTGGTCAACGCCGATGATGCCAACCGCGCGATCGAGGCGCTAAAGAGCTGGCTTCGCCGCGAGGCCGGCGTCAGCTACGGCAACACCAACGGTTTCGACTGGATGGCGCTTGATGGCGCCAAGGTTGCCTGGGCGCAGTGGAAGATCCTCACCCCCGGCGCTGACACGATGCTTCGCAAGGGCTTCGACCAGGAGGCCAGCAAGGTTTCCGGCAAGTCGATGCTGCACAATCTGACGGCGGGCGATTGGCAGAAGGTCATGAATGTCCTGGGCGAGCGCATCCGCGCTGCGAAAGGTGGCGCAAAATGAGCGCCGTCGTTTCCTTCCAGCCTCGACACATGCCAGCGCGGCCGACCGTGCTCGATCGCGATGGCCGCGCCGAGCTGCTCTTCACCTGCGTATTCGTTCATGAGGGTCGCAAGTTTGCCTTCAGCATCGCTGGCCGCTCGTGGGCTGAAGCCGAGGCGCGTCTCGCATCCCTCCGCCAGTCGGCCGTCGTTGATGGTGAACTCGAAGCGATGGGCGATATCGACCTCGTCCCGTCGGAGGCCTGATCGATGTCAGATCTTCGTGGCGCACCGAATATCATGGCTTCCAGGCACCAGTCGAAGGCGTCACTCGATTTCTTCCCGACGCCGCCCTGGGCGACCCGTGCCGTCATCGACGAGGTGCTGCGCCCGTACGGTATCGAGACGTCAGGCAAGCGCGTGCGCGACCCGGCCGCCGGCGGCGGTCACATGGTCGCGCCCTTGCTCGAGTCCTTTTCCGCCGTCGATTATTCCGACGTGGCAGACTGGGGCATCAATCCCGAGATCCGCGACTTCACTTTCGAGACCCGTGACAGCCTGATCGAGGACGGTCACGCGGTTCCGGACTGGATTTTCTGCAATCCGCCCTTCAACATCGCCGAGCGCTTCCTCGACCGCGCGCTGTCGATCGCTACCGAGGGCGTTGCCTTCCTCTGCCGCCTAAGCTGGCTGAGCGGACAAGATCGCTTCCGCACCATTCACGGCCCTCGACCGGCACAGTTGATCTGCCCGTTCTCCGAGCGGGTCGCAATGATCGAGGGTGTTTGGGATCCTGAAGCCAGCACCGCGACGGATTACGCCTGGTTCATCTGGTTTCAGAAACAGGCCGGCCGCAATGCGTACCGATCAGAGGTCTGGCACCTGCCGCCTGGCATGCAGGCCCGATACACCCGCAATTCCGACATGACACTGGCAACTCCTGGTGAAGCCGCCCGACGCGCAGCGGCGCGCAAGAAGGCCGGCGAAACCGAGGAAACGTTGCCCCTCTTCGAAGGAGCATGACGATGACATCCGCGTTGCCCCTGTTTGACAGTACCGAACTCGCCCGGGTGAAGGCTGAGTGCGAGCAGCTTTCAAAGAAGCTTCAAAGGGGCGGCGTCGATGCCAGGACAAGGATCGGCCGCGAGCAGAAACTGCAGTTGCTGCGCGCCAAGCAGATGCGGCTTGAGATGGAACTTGGCCTTGGGAGGCAGCAGTGAGAAAGCGCCGGCCAGAACGCAACGAAGAGCTGACGGAAGATCTTCTCACCCTTTTGGGATTCGATGGCTTCGTGCGCCTGGTCGAAGCTCATGGCGGCATCCGCATCTATGTGCCGCAATCCTCTGATGCGACCTTGCTGCCACAGGAGATCGGAATAGACAACGCCGCGCGGCTATGCAAAGAGTTTGGCCGCAGTTACATCCGGGTGCCGCTCGGCCGCGAACATCGCGCGCACAAGTATCGCCAGGACGGATTGACCAACGGCGTCATCGCACGCAGATTGGGCATCACTGAAACCGGCGTCGAGAAACTTTTCAGCCGGACAGGCGTTGAGCCAAAGCGGGTGGGCCGCAAGCGCGACGATCGTCAGCTCGACATGTTCGGACCCTCGGTCACAACCGATTAACACGTGTGCCCGCGCAGGCGGGCCTTACGCAATTCCCACTTTTTCCCACATAGTCGCTCCAATATTCGCATTGGGGCTTTTTTCATGTCATCTCTTGACCAGCGCTTGGCGGCTCGTATCGACGCCGGCGTCCTTTCCGCGATCGTGCCGCGTGCCGGCGCCAGGGCCGGCCAGCAGGCCGCAATCATCAACAAGTTCGCCGCGATGCTGTCGCCGCTGCTCGATCGCTTCCAGGTCGACACGGCGCTGCGCATCGAGCACATGCTCGCGCAGACGGCGCACGAGAGCGACAGCTTCTGCACCACGGAAGAGTATGCCAGCGGCGCGGCCTATGAGGGGCGCGCGGATCTCGGCAACAACAAGCCCGGCGATGGCAAGCGCTTCAAAGGTCGCGGCCTGATCCAGCTCACCGGTCGGTCGAACTACGCCCGCTTCACCACCTGGATGCGTGCCATCATCAGCGATTGCCCTGATTTCGTTGCCAATCCCGAGCTTGTGGCGGAGTTTCCCTGGGCGGCGTGGTCGGTGTTCTTCTTCTGGTCGGAACATGGCCTCAATGCCTATGCCGATCGCGATGACCTGCTCGGCGCGACCCGCGTGATAAACGGCGGCCGGAACGGGCTTGCCGCACGGGCCGCGCTCCTCGCCAAGGCCAAGAGTGCCATCGGCGCGCTGCAGGCCGACGGCATTTCAGGCCGGCAAGCTTATGCGGTTCTGCGTCGAGGCATGTCCGGTGAGCGTGTCGGCTCGCTTCAGCAGGCGCTTGCAGCCGCCGGCTTCTATTCTCTCGCTATCGATGAGGACTTCGGTCCCGGCACGGAGAACGCGCTGAAGCTTTTCCAGCGGGCGCGCGGTCTGACGGTCGATGGCATCGCCGGCCGCGAAACATTCGCCGCGCTCGATCCCTATCTCGCGAAGGCCGCCTGATATGGAGAAACCTTCCTACCGCACGTCCAAGCAGCAGCTCTGGTTCAATTCGGTCATGGCGTGGCTGGTGGTCATGATCCTTGCGTGTGGTGCCGTGGCGGGTTCCGCGCAGGCGGTTTCCTTCGGCACGATAGCAGTGCCGGCGCTGCTCACGCTGATCGCAACCATGCTCGGCATCCACCGCCACTTCGGCACCAAGGACATGAAGATCATGTCGCAGAGCCAAGGGGGACCGTAATGGAGCTGTTCGGCATCAAGCTCGGTACTGCCGCCATCGTCGCCCTGGGGACGGGCGCGCTCCTCCTCGGCGCCGCGACCATCGGCCTGAAGGCCGTCTCGACCTTTCAGGAAACGCTCTCGTCGATCGCCCAGCAAGTTCGCCAGGAGCGCGACGCATTCTGGCAGCTCGAGATCCAGAAGGCCAACAGTGCCGCCGCCGCCGCCAAGGCCGAACAGGCCAAAGCCGTCATCGAAATTCAGGCCGACGCGACCGATCGCGTCAATGCCGCCACCCAGGAACTCGAAGAAGTTAGGAAAAGAAATGCGGCTTTGTCCAATGGCGGTGATCGCGGTCTTGCCGCTGATCGCGTCGGCCTGCTCCCCAAGTAATCCGAATCCCGGTCCCGTCGTCGTGACACGGCTCGTTCGCACGACGCTACCGCCCGAGGTGCGCAAGGAGACGCCGGCGCTGTCGGTGATGCCGAAGAACCGTGATCTGACGCAGGACGAGACCTTGATCAACTGGTCGAACGATCGCGTCGCCCGCAATATCGGCGAGACCAGGCGCAAGGCCTGCGTGGCTGCGGTGGATGCCGGCGAGGTCACGCCATGAGCGATGAAGCGAACTTCGATCTCGCCGAGATCCTTGCGGATCGCGAGCGACAGACCGCGATCGATCTTGCCCGCGATGCGCTGAAGAGAGCGGGAAAGCGCAATTGCGAGGACTGCGGCGGCGAGATCGGGGCGAAGCGCCGCCAGATCCTGCCATCCGCAACACGCTGCATGCCGTGCCAGATCGCGCATGAAGCGATGGAGAAGGCGCGATGAATTTCACCCAGTCGGACATTACCTCGCTGGTCGCGCTTCTGTTGTCGTCGATCAACCTGTTCGCCGCCATCCGGACGATCTTGTCCGCAGGCGAGAAGAAGCTCGACGAGCGGCTGAGCAAGGTGGAGAGCAAGCTCGTCGAGTACGATCGCCGCATCCAGGCGCTCGAAAACGAGGTCAAGCATCTGCCCGACCGCGACACGACGCACCGCATCGAGATGACCATGGCCCAGATCATGGGCCGGTTGGATTCGCAGGATGCCACCCTGGCCGGGCGGTTTGCCGCGATGGATGAACGGCTGAAACCAATCCAGGCGATCGGCGAGCGCCTGCAGGATGTCCTTATTGAGCAGGCGAGGAATGCAGCATGACCCTTGGCATTGATTATGCCGAACTGGCGCGCGAGGAAGCGCGCCTCATCATCTTGAAGGAACTGTCGGTGCAGGCCAACGAGAGCCTGTCGTCGAGCATGATGGAGCCTGCGCTGCGCGTTTTCGCCATCTACCAGGAGCGCGCCTGGATACACCAGCAGCTCGACTGGATGGCGAACATGGGTGCAATCCACGTTACCGATGCCGGTAGCGTGAAGATCGCAACGCTGCTTGATGCTGGCTGGGCGCACCTTCGCCGCGAGCGTTTCATCGAAGGGATCAAGAAGCCGTCTGCCCTGAAGCGGGGCGTGTGACATGGCGAAGGGTCGCGGTCGCTTGACCGCCATCGATCAGCTTCCGGAAGAATGCGACGCGATCGTCACCTGGGCGGCACAGGCACTTGCCGATCGCGAACAGACACAGGTCGAGATCTATGGCGAGTTCAAAGAGAAGCTGATCGGCCTGCAGGGCGAGCAAGGTCTCGCTTTCGACATCCCGTCGTTCTCGGCCTTCAATCGCTATTCGATCAAGCTGGCCATGGTTTCTCGTCGCCTTGAACAGACGCGCGAGATTGCCGCCACACTATCCGAGCGCATGGATGCTCAGGGCTCCGACGAGCTGACATTGATCTCGGCCGAGGCGATCAAGACGCTGATCTTCGAAATCCTACAGGCGAAGGGCGAGGCCGGTCTCGATCCCAAGGGCGCGAAGGAACTGGCGGAGGCGCTGCGCGCTGCCTCGGCCGCCCAGGTCAGCAGCTCCAACCGTCGCCAGAAGCTTGAAGCTGAAGAGCGTGTTCGCAAGGTGGAAGCCGACATGAAGGCGAACGCCGAGAAGGCACTCGACACCTTGTCGACCGAGCCCGGCATCTCGAAGGAAGCGATTGCCCGCGCTCGTCGAGAGTTCCTTGGCGTCCGACCGAAGAAAGACGAGACCTGATGTCCGAAGCACCTGCGCAGTCGCCAGCATGTTCAAGATGCCGGGGCGTTGGCCTCGGCATCAAGCGTATCACCACGCGCAAGGACGGCTCGATCGCGACGATCAGCTACGATCTGAAGGCCGAGTGCTCGGCATGCCGGGGCACCGGCCTTGAGGTGATGGAGGTCCGTCGTGGCTGAAGCTGCTCTTCCCGGGTTGCCTCGAGGCAAATGGATCGATCCGCCGGTGATGGCGCTCGACCCCGCCGAGCTGCCCGACAATCTTCTGCGTGGCGGCGACATCCCACCGGATCTCGATCCGCTTGCTGAAGGCGTTCTGATGCGCCACCAGGCCGCCTGGATTGCCGACGAGAGCACGCTCAAGATCTGCGCGAAAGGCCGACGCACCGGCATTACCTTTGCCGAAGCCCTGGACTGCACCCTGATCGCGGCAGCTCGTCGAACTGCCGGCGGCCAGAATGTCTTCTACATTCCCGACACCAAGCCGAAAGGTCGCGAATTCATCGGCTATGCCGCGCACTTCGCCAAGACCGTGTCGAAGGAGATGCTGGAGATCGAGGACGGCGTTTATTTCGACATCAAGGAAGACGGCACCACGAAAGCCATCTCCAGCTACATCATCCGTTTCAAATCTGGCTTCCGCATCGAGGCCCTGTCGTCCAGGCCAGAAAACATCCGCGGCCTTCAGGGTACCGTCGTTATCGACGAGGCGGCGTTCCACCGCGACGTCCGTGGCGTCGTCGATGCCGTTGGCGCGTTGCTGATCTGGGGCGGCAAGGTCCGCATCATTTCCTCGCACAACGGTATCAGCAGCCCGTTCAACGAGCTGATCAAGGAGGCTGAAGCCGGCAAGAACGGCTTCAAGGTGCACACCTATTCGTTCGGCGATGCGGTGGCGAACGGCCTCTACAAACGCGTCTGCCTGATCAAGGGCTCGGAGTGGAGCCAGGAGAAGCAGGACGCCTGGGAAGCGGAGATCCGCAGTGCCTACGGTACGCGCACGGCCAAGATGAAGCAGGAGCTCGACGCGATCCCGGCCGAGGCGGAAGGCTCGGCGCTGACCCGCGTCCTGATCGAAAGCTGCATGTCGCGGGATCTGCCGTCCGTGGTCCGCTGGGACCGTCCGGATGAGTTCAAGAACCTCGAAGACTTCGAGCGCGAGGAACAGGCTCAAGAGTTCTGTGAAGGCATCTTGAAGCCGCTTCTCGATGCCCTCGATCCCGATCGCGAACATGTCTTCGGCGAGGACTTCGCGCGATCGGGCGACAAGACCGCGATCGTCGTCTTCGAAGTCGGTGCCGATCTCATTCGCCGGGCCCGGATGGTTGTCGAGCTGAAGAACATTCCGTTCGATCAACAGCGCGACATCCTCTTCTACATCGGCGACGGACTGCCACGTCTGACCGGCGGCGCGCTCGATGCCCGTGGCAACGGCCAGTATCTCGCCGAAAAGGCGCGCCAGCGCTGGGGCGAGTGCATCCATGAGGTGATGCTGTCGGCGAAATGGTACGCCATGAACATGCCGGCCTACATCGAGGCGTTCACGGACAAGACGCTGCTTCTACCGTTCGACGCCGACATCCTCGCCGACCACCAGGCGCTCGCCTACGTCAACGGCATAATCAAGGTTCCCGATCAGCACTCGACGAAGGGCGTCGATGGCTACGATCGCCACGGCGACACCGCGCCGGCCGGCGCTCTCGCCTGGTTCGCCAGCACGCAGGAATTCATCGCCTACGAGTACGAGACCAACCGGAAGACGACGACGGCGGGACACAACGGCGGCCCGCCTCTCGACGACGATCGGCGGCGCAACGTCAACATCTACATGAGAGGAAGTCTATAATGGCGTCGTTCAGAGACTGGCTCGGGCGGGTTGTCCTCGGCCGCGAACTGATGGATCAGGTCGCCGATGGCCGTATTGGCTCGGTTCGCAATCCATTTTCCGGTCACCCGGCCGACGGGCTGACGCCGCAGCGCATGGCAGCGATCCTGCGGGCCGCCGCCAACGGTGAGCCGGAATCCTACTTCGAACTGGCGGAAGACATCGAGGAGCGCGACCTGCACTATTCCGCCGTGGTCGCGACCCGCAAGCGTTCGGTGGCGCAGCTGCCGATCAGCGTCAAGGCCGCGTCCGATAGTGCCGATCATCAGAAGCATGCCGCCCTGGTGCAGTCCTGGATCGATGACGACGTCCTGCGCGCCTCGCTGTTCGACATGCTCGATGCGATCGGCAAGGGCCTGTCGGTCATGGAAACGGACTGGCAATATCAGCGCGGAAACATGCTGCCGCGCGAACTGATCTGGCGAACCCAACGGTGGTTTACCTTCGACCAGGCCGATGGCGAAACCGTGCTGCTTCGCGAAGGCATCTCCGGCGAGCCGCTCGCGCCGCACAAGTTCGTCATCCATCGCCACAAGGCCAAGTCCGGCCTTACCATCCGATCGGGCATCGCCCGGATTGCCTGCTGGGCTTGGATGTTCAAGGCCTTTACCGTGAAGGACTGGGCGATCTTCTGCCAGAACTTCGGCCAGCCGATCCGCATCGGCAAGTACGGCCGAGGCGCGTCCGAGGCTGAGAAGGACGTGCTCTGGCGCGCCGTCAGCGGTATCGCCGGCGACTGCGCGGCGATCCTGCCTCGGGAGATGATGATCGAACTGACCGAGGTCGGTTCGAAGGGAACATCCACCGACATGTATGAGCGCCGCGCCGATTGGCACAACCGCGAGATCTCGAAGCTTGTGCTTGGCCAGACGACAACGACCGACGCCGTCTCCGGTGGTCATGCGGTCAGCCAGGAGCATCGTCTCGTCCAGGAGGATATCGAGCGCGCCGATGCGATGATCCTGTCCTCGACGATCAATATGCAGTTGATCCGGAACATCGTCGCTTTCAATTTCGGCCCGCAGGATCAGTACCCCACAATTCGCATCGGGCGGCCGGACGAGGTTCCGCTCAAGGATTTCGCCGACGCCTTCAGCAAACTGGCGCCAGAGGGCCTTACCGCTGACGAGAGCTTCTTACGCGAGCGGATGGGCATCCCGGCGCCGAAACCCGGCGCGATCCTGATCGGTGGGCGCAAGCCCGGTCCAGCTCCGGAGGGCGACGTGCCGCCGCCAGTTTCTAAGAAGGAACAGCCTGGAAAGACCGTCCACAGCATGTTTGACGGTCTCTTCAACAAGTCGGCTCACGCTCGATCCACATCCGACGACGTCATCGACGCCCTCACCAGCCGGCTTGATCGTGACGCGGCCGGCGCGATCAGCGGCATGGTCGATGAGGTCAGGACGGCGTTGATGCAGGCCACCGACTTGCGCGACGCGGCCGAGCGGATCGCCAAGCTCAACCTTTCTCCTGATGGTCTCACCGAGGCGATGGCGCGGGGGATGGCTTTGGCGCATCTCGCGGGCCAAGCCGCGCTCGTCGACGACCTCAGGGGAAGCGATGAATAGCGGCTCACAGACGCTCGCTGACGCGCGTTCGCCGACTGTCGAGCCCGCGAACCGCCCGAACGTGCCCACGGCCTTCAAAACGGCTTCAAAATGGATGGGGATGCTCGTTGCTCGGATGGCATCGACGCTCTCGGTCCTCGATCAGCCGTTTCAGGAAGCGATCGACTTCCTGAAGCAGAAAACAGCGACGCCGACGAAGAGCTGGCGCGACGTCTGGGATGGCGCGCATTCGAAGATGTTCATGGTCGCCGGCGCGACCTCGACGGCTCTTGTCGGCGACATCCAGGCGGAGATCGCCAAGGCTCTCGAGAACGGCACGACGCTCGCTGATTTCCGCACCGGCTTCGACGCGATCGTCAAGAAGCATGGCTGGTCCTACAACGGCGATAGGGGCTGGCGCACGCGCACCATCTTCGAGACCAATCTGCGCACCGCCTACGCCGCCGGCCGCTACGCCCAGATGACCGAGCCGGACAATCTGGCGACATTTCCCTACTGGCAATATAATCACTCAGGCTCGCTACATCCGCGCCTTCAGCACAAGGCCTGGAACGGGCTTTGCCTCGCGGCCGATGATCCTGCCTGGGACAGCATGTACCCGCCGAACGGGTTTGGTTGCGGCTGCTTCGTCACGCCGGTGTCGCGCCCTGGTCTTCGCCGCCTGGGCAAGGCCGGCCCCGATCGCGCGCCAGATCTCGACCAGCTCGGCACCGATCAGCCGCTCGGCATCGATCCCTCCTTCGCTTACAATCCCGGCAAGGTCTGGCTCGATCAGACCGCGCCTGGTCCGACGCCGGTCTCCGCCAATGAGGCGACGGTCGCGGCATTCATTCGCTCCGCCGGGCGCGGCAAGTGGCCTGATGGCAGCTGGACGCCGGCGGGCGTCGTCGATGAACAGGTCGCCGCGCAGCTCGGCGTTGGCGCCGGCGCCGAGCTGCGCTTGCTCGCCGAGACTGTGCGCAGCCTGGACGTCAGCTCGATCGAGGCCAACGATTACGCCATCGTTCCGCGTCGGCTGGTGCGCGGTGGAAAAGTCAGCGCCAAGGGCAAGGGCTCTTTCGTCGTCAGCAAGGACATCGATGGGCGCAGCTGGTCGGCCGACGTCGATGTCGTGAAGGACGGGAAGCGAACCAAGCTCCACCTGGGCAAGATCCGCAGCGAGGTGAAGCAATGAGCGGCGTGTCGCTTTCCTTCACCGTCACCGATGCACCTGTCAGGCGCGCGTTCGAGCAGCTCGAGCGTGCCATGGGCGGCAACACCCGACCGTTGATGTCGGCGATCGGCGTCGAACTGGTTGGCTCGACCCACATGCGTTTCGTCACGCAAACCGATCCGGAAGGGCAGGCTTGGCAGGCGCTGAACACCACGTATGCCCAGGACAAGCACAACTCTCGCATCCTCACCGAGAGCGGCCGGCTGCGCGACAGCATCAACGCGCGGGCCAGCAACGACGAAGTCCGCGTTGGATCCAACGTGGTCTACGCCGCCGCTCACCAGCTCGGCGCGACCATCACGCCGAAGAACGCGTCGCATCTTTTCTTTCGGATGGGCGGTCGATTGATACAGGCCGACAGTGTGACCTTGCCCGCCCGCCCGTTCCTCGGTATATCGAACGACGACGAGACCGCGATTTCCGAGATCGTCTTCAGCTTCGTTGACCGATACGTCACGCGGCCCTAACTCTCCCCCCTTGCATACCCGCAAACCCTGCCGCCCGCCTCGGCGGGCATGATATCGGCGTCGGCCGCATGGCATTCCTCGTGCCATGGAAAAGGCAATCAACTCACTCATCCGCGCTCTCAACCAGGCCGACGCGACCGCGCCGGATTGGCTGCATCTGCTTCCGGCCGTCGGATTTTCCGGCGCTGACGGTCGCGGTCCTTACACCAAGCCCGACGCGGACGCGCTGATTGCCCTGTTCGGCAAGGACGGTCTGAAGCTCGCCGTCGACGAAAACCACTCCACCGATCTTGCCGCCAAGCAGGGTTTTTCCGCGCCGGCGCGCGGCTGGATCGTCGAGCTTCAGAAGCGTGACGACGGCATCTATGGCCGTGTCGAGTGGACGCCAGAGGGCAAGCGGATGATGGAGGCCAAGGAATACGGCTTCCTGTCCCCGGTCTTTTTCCACACCGCCGAAGCGCCGTTCAAGGTCACGAAGCTGCTGCGCGTCGCGCTCACCAACGATCCCAATCTTCCTTTCCTGAAATCACTTCACAGCAAAGAGGACGCTGACATGCTTGAAGAATTGCGGAAGGCTCTTGGCCTTCCCGAGACCGCCGACGAGGCTGCCGTGATGGCGGCCGTCAAGGCGGCTCACGCCGCACAGGCCGCCGCCGCGACCAACCAGACGGCTACCGCCGCCCTGATGTCGCGCATCGCCGAGGCCGCCGGCGTCGCGGCCGACACCGCGCCCGATGTCCTGGTCACCGCGATCCAGTCGCGCGGCAAGGCCACGGCGACCGAAGCCGAGAATGCCGAGCTGAAGACGCAGCTCGTGTCGCTGCAGTCGCAGTTGACCACCCTTGCCACCGGCACCGCACGCGACAAGGCGGAGGCAGCGATCGGCGCTGCCATCGAGGCGGGCAAGATCGTGCCGGCGCTGCGCGATCACATGATCGCCCGCCACATGAAGAACCCGGCCGAAGTCGAAACCGAACTGAAGGTGATGCCGTCGTTGAACGCCGGCGGCCTCGGCGGTCGCAAGCTTCAGGAGAGCGGCGACACGCTCACGGCCGAGGACGATCAGGTCATGGCCATGATGGGCATCGATCCAACCGCCTACGCCGCAACGGCCAAGGCGCTGCACGGAAAGGGCAACTGACCATGGTGGCTACCAACGACATCCGCACGAAGAAAAAGCCGGGCATCGGTCGCGCGTATGGTTACCCGGCTCTGGCAGGCGTCGTCGTCTTCGGCGGCGCGGCCGTCGGCATCACCGCCGCCAAGGAAGCGGTGCCTGCCGGTCATGCCAGCGCCATCAAGCTCATGGGCTTCGCGGAAGAGCGCATCGACAACGCCGCCGGCGCGACCGGCGACCAGTACGTCAAGATCGAGAAAGACGTTCGCGTCATTCCGCTGCCCGGCGCGACCGTCGCCAACATCGGCGCTGCTGTCTACGCCAGCGCCGACGACACCTTCACCCTGACGGCGGGCTCCCTGCTGCAGATCGGCACCATCGACGCCATCGACGCTGACGGCGTCTGGCTCAAAACTCTCTAAGGAGCGACCGTTGGATATCAATTCCAATACCCTCAAGAGCATCTACACCGGCCTCTCGACTGCTTATAACGGGCGGTTCACTTCGGTGCAGACGTTCTACAATTCCGTCGCGATGACGGTGCCTTCGACCACGGCCATGAACGAATATCCGCGTCTCGACGATCTGCCGGGCATGCGCGAATGGATTGGCGATCGTGTCGTTCATGACCTGTCGGCGCAGACCTACGTCATTCGCAACCGCGAGTTCGAAAAGACGGTTTCGATCAAGCGCAGCCAGATCGAGGACGATCAGATCGGCATTTTCACGCCGGTCGCCAGCCAGATCGGCCAGGACGCGGCCGAGTTTCCGGACCAGCTCGTCTTCCCGCTGATGAAGAAAGCCGAGACCGTCAAATGCTATGACGGTCAGTATTTCTTCGACACCGACCATCCGGGCTACGATGAAAATGGCGGCGCGACCTCCGTCGTCAACTTCACCGACGGCGCCGGTCCCGCCTGGTATCTGATCGACGACACCCAGGCGATGAAGCCTTTCGTCTTCCAGAGCCGGAAGAAGTTCGCCCTGACCGCCATGCAGAATCCCGACGATCCGAACGTGTTCTACCAGGGCAAGTTCGTGTGGGGCGTGGATGGTCGCTGCAACGCCGGCCTCGGGCTCTGGCAGCTCGCCCACAAGTCCAAGGCAACGCTCAATGCCGCGAACTACGCCCTGGCGCGCACCGCCATGCAGTCGATCCGCAAGAGAAGCGGCGAGATCATCAACATCCGCCCGACCAAGCTTTGCGTGCCGCCGGCACTCGAAGGTGTCGCTCGCCAGATCCTCAATGCCGAACTGGTGAACGGCGGCGATAGCAACGTCTGGGCGAAAAGCGCCGAAGTCCTGGTCATTCCGTATCTCGCCTGATGCTCCACTGGCGGGCTCTCCTCCCGCCAGTCCCGTCGCCGGTGTCCTCCCAGGCCGGCGACGGGTTTCTGAAAAGCGGCCGATCGGCGACCGCTTTTTCGAAACCCGAAGGAAAAGGATCGATGACGAAAATCCAGATCATCTGCAGTTCGCCCGGCATGCGCCGCAACGGCATCCCTCATGCTGCGAGCGCGTTTTATGAGAACGGTCACTGGACTGAAGAGCAGCTCGACGCGTTTCGCGCTGATCCGGCCTTCGTCGTCCGCGAGGCGGATGAGGCCACGGAAAACACGCAGACCGACGCTGACTTCAAGCTGAAGGTCGATGCGGAAGTGTCGCGACAGATCGAACTCAGATCATCGGAGCTCAGCAAGACCTTCAAGAAGGCCGTTGATGATGCCGTTGACGCCAAGGTCGCCAAGCTGAAGGGCGAGCATGAAACCGCCCTGGAGGCCGCCGGCAAGAAGCTTGCGGCAGCTGAGACATCCGTCACCGACCTGCAGGCGAAGCTTGCCACCGCCCAGACCGCCAATGCGGATCTGCAGGGCAAGCTCGACGCGGCCGAAAAAGCCAGCACCAAGAAATAACGCGGCAGGCCAAGACCGGGCGGCGGGGCAATCCGGCTCCGCCGCCACGGGCATCATCATCCAAGCGAGGAGCGCCGCGAGTGGGGCATGCCCTGTCTGACAGGGCCGCAGCTCCGAAGCCTCCCGACCGGACCAGGACGCAGAAATGCGCCGGCGGAAACAGCGGCAAGACTGAAGCCCAGAAACCCCGAAAGGACTTACATGCGTTCGTTCTACAGCATCCGAAGTATCGGCTCCTGCGCCGTGATCCTTGCAAGCTTGATCAGCCTGTTCCTGGTCACAGCGCCGGCGTCGGCCGAGGTTGTCCCGCTCGATGCGGGTTACCACCTCACGCATGACCAGAACCGCCCCGACTTCGCATACGTCGTCTACGACATCCTCCCGGCTGCGGAGGTCAGCCGGATCGAGCGGACGGTCGTCGATCCCTTGATCGCGTTCACCGCAACGCTTCCGCTGAAGCCGGAATATGCCGAAAGCTACGCCAGCGCCGGTCAGAACTTCATCGACCTGCGACGGCGTTGCTAGGCCGCCTTTCCCGCAGACCTGACTTCGGGGCTGGCTTCGCGGCCGGCCTCGTTTCCAACCTTCCGGATCTCGAAAGATCAACTGATGTACGCAACCGTTTCCGACATGATCGCTCGCTTCGGCTTGACGCAGATCATCCGCCTGTCGCGTCCGGAGGACCGCACGGCCGAGACCGTCGATGACGACAAGGTGCTGACCGCGATCGCCGATGCCACCTCCTTGGTTAACGGCTACATCCGTGGCCGCTATCTCGTGCCGATCGCGAGCCCGCCCGATGAGATCGTCCGTGCCACCTGCATCATCGCCCGCTACGATCTTGCCCAGGGCGAGCACACGGACCCGAGCGAAGAGATGAGCAAGGGGCGCAAGGATGTCGTCACCTGGCTCGAAAACATCGCCAAGGAACTGATCAATCTGGATGTGCCCGTCGCGGCGCCGGCCGGCCCGGCAGTCGGCTCCGGGCCCCGCATGTCCGATCGGCCTCGCATCATGTCGCACGATACGTTGAGGGGTTTTTGATGAACCTCCTCAATGCGCCGATCCGCAACATGGAACCGGCCATCGTCGAACGCCTGCGTCTGGCCTTCCCCGAAAAGACGTTCGCGATCGAGCGCGTTCCGCAGACGATGACGATCAAGGAATTCGAGACCATCTCTCGCAGGTCGCCGTTCATCGGTCTCGCCTGGACGGGCATGCGTCCGGATACAGCGAGCGGCCGTGTGCTGAAGGGGAAGATGCTCTGGCGCCTGATCCTCGTCTACAAGGCTTCGAGCACCCTTGACGCACGCTTCAAAGGCGACGCACGCGGTCTGGGCCTGGACGCGATGATCGACGTCTCGGTTGCGCTCCTGCAGGGCGCGGAAATCCCAGGCGTCGGCTTTGCCAGCGTGACGCTTGCCAACAGCATCATCGCCGACGGTTGGAGCGACGACGCCATCGTCATCGCCCAGGTGGACTTCGACGTCACCTTCACCGCCAACGTCGCCGGCTTCGGCCTGAAGACGCTCGATGAATTCCTTGCCTTCGGCGTGACCTGGGCGATTCCAGGCGACGACGCCGCCGCGACCGACGAACTCACCATCCCTGCCGAGGAGTAAGCCAGCATGAAATTCTTGAAGCCCGCCGAGGGCAGAACCGTTGACCAGCCGGACGGCACGCCGTGGCCGCCCGAGGGCATGGAAGCGCCGGACACATTGTTCGTGCGCCGCCGCATCGCCGATGGCGATCTGATCGAAGCCGACGTGCCGGCCGAGGAAGCAAGCACACCAAAGCCTAAAGGAGGCAAGTGACCATGGACTTTACAGAGATCCCGTACGACTGGCTTGAGCCGGCGACATTCCTCGAGGTCAAGCCGAACTACGCCAGCATGGGCGTTCTGCCCTATCCGACGAAACCAATCCTCGCCGGACAGAAACTCGCCGCCGGCACGCTGGTCGCCGGGCAGGTGGTCGAAGTGACGAACGCTGACGAAGCCATCGCGCTTTTCGGCCGTGGTTCCGTTGGCGCCGAGATGGTCAAGGCCTTCCGCTACGCCAACAAGACGACGCCGCTCTTCGTGACGGCAGTCGCCGACGCCGCCGGCGCCGTCAAGGCGACGGGCACCCTGACCTTCGCGGGCAATGTGCCAAGCGCCACCGTTCTGCGCTTCAAGATCGGCGGTCGGGCGATCCGCATCACGGCCAAGCCGACCGACAGCGTTACCGTTCTCGCGGCAGCGCTGGCCGCCGCGATCAATGCCGATATCGACAACGTCGTCACGGCGGCGGCGGCACTCGGCGTGGTAACCTGCACCGCCCGCAACGGTGGTGAAGTCGGAAATGGCATCGACCTGCGCGTTGACATCGATGCGCAGCCGGTTCCGAACGGTCTCACGATCGCGGTCGCCGCCATGGCGAACGGTGCTGGCAACCCGGATCTGCAGGCCGTTCTCGACAGCCTGACCAACACTTGGTTCACCGACATCATCGTCCCGTGGGCCGATGCGACCAACATGGCGATCCTCGCCGAATGGCTGCGCGTCCGTTACACCGCGACCGCCAAGCTCGACGTTCACGGCTTCGTGGCGACCCGCGGAACTTATGGCCAGCTCGGCACCTTCGGCCAGTTGACCAACTCGCCGTTCCTCACGGCAATGGGCCTGAAGAACTGCCCGACCAGCCCGTGGGTTCTTGCCGCCGCAGTCGCCGGCGTCGCGACATTCCAGCTCACGAACGATCCGGCACGCCAGCTCCGCTCGCTCGTCGTGCCGGGCGTCACGGCTCCAAACGCCGCTGACCAGTTCACCGAGGAGGAACAGAACCTGCTCTTGAACAAGGGCATCTCCACCTTCGACGGGCTTTCGGACGGCTCGCTCGTCATCTCGCGGCTCATCACGACGTACAAGACATCGAGCCTTGGCGTCGCCGATCGCGCCTGGCTGGACATCATGACGCCGAAGACGCTGTCGCGCATCCGCTACGACTGGGCGGCCTATGTCACGCTGCAGTATCCCCGCTCCAAGCTGGTCGATGACGAAAGCGAGGCAGCTTTCGCCAGCCGTTACGATAGCGACGAGGACGCCGGCAGCGCCGTCGTCACGCCGCGCCGCATGCACGCCTCCTGGGGGGCGCGTTGCAAGCTCTACGGTGAAAAGGTGTGGATCGAGGATGTGAGCCGCACCGTCAAGGAGAGCGTGTTCGCTCGCTCCGCCGACGACAAGAACCGCCTCGAAAGCCGTCAGCAGATCCGCATCGTCGGCAATCTGATGGTGCTCGCCGGCTCCCTCGAATTTCAGGTCTAAGGAAGGATCTTAAAACATGGCTCAGACTTTGGGCATCGTCGATATCATCTGGCGGGGGCGTAACATCCCTGTCGAGAAGGGCGCGAAGATCCGCGTCGGTGGTATCAAGAACAACGCAGTCACCTATGGCCGCAAGGTCGGCCGCGCCCAGGAGTACCAGGGCTCGGAGGTGACGGCCACGACCAACCTCGAAGCCGGCCAGCGCTGGGGCAACCTCTGGGATTCGAGTGAGGGCGAGCTGCAGGTTGTCTGCGACACGGGCCAGACCTTCGTCATCGCCGACGCCTTTCTCGTCGATGACATTCCCGAGATCACCGGCGGCGAAGGCGGCAAGATCGAGCTCAAATGGGCAGGCTCTTCGCCCGAGGAGATCCTGGCATGACGGCGGCGATTTCGAAGAACATCTCCATTGACCTCGACGAAGACGCCGAGGTTGCCACTGCCGCCGTCGTGGATCTTGATCGCCCTGTTGCCCTGGACGGCAACAAGGTCGATTCCGATGTCATCGATGAGGACGTCAATCCGCTCGACACTTTGCCGAAGGATGCCATCCGTAACGCCGACGGCTCTGTCACCCTGCCTTTGAATGTCAGCGTGACGCTGAAGACAAAGAAGGACGGCAAGATCAAGGAACGGGTGTTCAACGAGCTCGTCTTCCATCGTCTCGTCGGTGCAGACCAACGGGCGATCGCGGCCGCTTCCGAAGAGCATACGGTTGTCACGTCGTTCGCTCGTACCACGCGCCTAAACCAGGCGATCATGAACGCGCTGTTCGACAAGATGGACTTGTCCGACGTGACGCGTGGCGGCCGGGTGCTCAACTATTTTTTGAACAATGGCCCAAAAACTGGCGCGTGATGTTTGGCGCGCTGGCCGACGGGACAAGCCTCTCGGCGTCGGAGATCGATAGCTTCGACGCCGAAAAACTCATCTTCTGGTGGGACTGCATAATGGAGTGGCGGAGATACGCCGCAAACTTGGAGAGTTGAAATGGCGTCTCGCAATATGGCCCTGGATGTTCTTGTCCGGCTGAAGGACATGCTCTCCTCGCCATTGCGCGGGCTCCGCCGCAGCCTCCAGGGCGTCGCCGACATGGCACGGCGGATCGGCGTCGTCGGTACCGCGATTGCGGCGATCTCTTTCATGGCGCCGATGCAGGAGGCTGCGGCGTTCCAGCAGCAGCTTATCGACATAGCGGGCACCGCAGGCAAAAGCGGCTCGGCCGCCTACCAGATGGTCGATGATCTGAAGGCACGTTATGAGGGCCTCGCGCTCCAGATCGGGCAGACGTCCGACACCATCGCCAAGGGCTCCGGCAAGATGATTGCCGCCGGCCTGGACGAAGCGCTCGTCGATCGCTCGTTGAAGGGGATTGGCAAGGCGACCAAGGCGGCCAATGCCGACTTCAACGACATGGCGGGTGTGGCCGTTTCGCTTCTTCAGACGCTGAAGCTTCCGGCCAGCGAGCTCGACGACACCTTCGCTGGCCTGATCGTCGCGGGCAAGGAAGGCTCCTTCGAATTGAAGGACATGGCGAAGTATTTCCCGACGTTGACCGGACAGATGGCGAAGCTCGGCATCACCGGCCGTAACGCCGCGACCCAACTCGCAACCATGCTGGAGATCGCGAAGAAGGGCACGGCGGACCCGGCCGAGGCGGCGAACAACCTCAACAACTTCCTGTCGAAGATCACGTCTCCGGAGACCAGGCGCAACTTCCAGAAGATGGGTGTCGATATTCAGGGCGTCATGCAGGACGCAGCCACGAAGGGCATCAACCCGATCGAGGCCGTTATCCAGAAGATTTCCAAACTTAGCGGGATCTCGGGTAAGGAAATCGAAGGGCTGATGAATAAGGCGAAGGCGAACGGCCTGGAAGGTGCGGACGCGCTTGAAGAGGTCCGCAAGCAGCTCGAGGCCATATATGGTGCCGGCGCCCTCGGCGGACTGTTCGCCGACATGCAGGTTATGGGCTTCCTCATTCCGATGCTTGCCAACATCGACGAGTACAAGCGCATCAAGCAGGCTGTCGGTGACGCGACCGGCGCGATGAGCGACGAAGACTTCGCAACGCAGATGGAGAGCTTGAACACGCAGCTCGTCACGCTCGGGGAGATCGGAACGCAGGCGGCGCGTGAAGTGGGATTGGCGTTTGGTGCTTGGTTGCCGCCGATTAATCGGCTCCTCATGGAGACTTTGAAGTGGCTTCGAGAGTGGGATAAGGCGACCGGTGGCATGGGCCGCGCCGCGCTTGTGGCGGCTGGTGGTGCAATATTGCTTGCTGGCGCCCTCGGCGCGATCGGCATCGTCCTGCCAGCTGTCGCCGCCGGAATGTCGTTGCTCTTCTCGCCAATGCGCCTTTTGGGTCAGGGAATAAAGACGCTTGGAACCCCGTATGTTGGGCAAGCCAGGGTGGCCCTTAGTGCGCTGGGCACCGTCATCACGGGCATCAGCGCGCCCATTTGGGCGGTCGTCGCCGCCGTTGCCGCCGTGGCCATTGCGATCAATCGCTATTGGGAGCCGATCAGCAATTGGGTCGCGGGCTTTGGCAGCGCCATAGCAGCAGGATTGGCCGTGCCCTTGGCGGCGATGACCGACTTCGCCGGGAAGGTCGCCGGGTGGGCCGGGCAGAAGCTTCTTGACTTCGCCCAGTGGCTCGGCCTGGACGAGGCGGCGGTCGGCGCTGTCACCGGTCGTATCGGCGCCTTTGCCGATACCATCGTCCAGACGATCAAGGCCATTCCCGCAGCCGTCGGAAACTTCCTGTCGGAGATCTTCACGCGGAAGGATTACTCCGATGAAGCCGAGGCCGGCTTCCGCGACGCCGGCACCCGCGCCGGTCAGGCCATGGTCGATGCGATCAAGGCGGCCTTCGGCGCGCTGATGGATTGGTTTTCAGGTCTCGGCGCACGCATCGTCGAGGCGATCGGCAAGATCGACATATCGAGCGTCATGCCGAACTTCAGGGACTATATTCCGAACTTCGGATTCGGGAGTGATGCCGCGAAGCCGCCGGCGATCAATCTGCCTTCGAACGACAATGCACCCGCGTCCGATGGGCTGGGCACGCCTGACAAGCGCGCGTCGCTCGGCAACGGTCTGTCTCCGGCAGTCGCGCAGAATACCGTCAAGCTCGACGCCGGCGGCACGCTGCGCATCTCGGCCGATCCGGGTCTCAAGGTCACCAGCGCCGAGCCAAACAGCAGCAGCATGAACTATCAGACCGCCAACACCGGCCGCGCCGTCGGGAGAAACTAATGCAGCTCGACAGCATCTCTTGGGTTCTGCCCGGCCTTCTGCCTGGCTCTTATCGCGGCATCACGTTTCACGTTCCGGACGCGAGCAATGATGTCGGCCGGCGCGTGGTCGAATACCTGTTTCCGGGCGTCGATGCCGCCGATTACGACGACTTCGGCCTTGCACCTGGTCTGGTGTCGGTGAACGGGATTATCGTGGGGGACGACTATCAGCTTCAGGCCGCGTTGCTGCAGGCTGCATTCGAGAAGGCAGGACCGGCAACCCTCATCCATCCTTGGCTCGGCCCAATGACCGTCATCATGGAAGAGCCGGCGCAAATCTACTTCTCCGATCGTGAACTGCGCGTCGTCCGGTTCTCTGCCCGCTTCAAACGCGTCTCCTCGATCGCCGCGGGCTTTGCGACCGGCCTCGCCAATCTCTCCTCGTCGATATCGTCCATCGTTTCCGCCGCAACATCGCTGGCAGTGGCCGTTGGGGCGGTCATCTCATCCGTCCGGACGTTGTCGGCTGGGCGCTCGTATCGCGTTGTCACCAGCGCCATCGATGGACTGACAGCGCCGGCGGGCACCGGGCGATTGTTGCCGCGCCTGAAGGCATCGATCGCGGACGGCGACCCGGCTGACCCTGTTGCCTTTGACTTGCTGATGCAGACCGCAGCGGCGCTGATCAACAGCGACACCTCGACGCCGGCCGTCTCGCCGGCCGCCGGCGCCGTCATCCAGGAGCAGCCTAGACCCGTCCCTACAATGAGCATGGGCCTGACGCTCGTCGAGCAGCTGAACGCTGACTCACTAGACGCGCCAAGTGATGCCGATCGCGCGCTTCTTCTTACGGCCGGCGCGCAGTTCCTCGCGCAGCTCGCCGCGCAATCGACCTTCGCCGACTATGCGTCTCGAAAGGAAGCGCAAGCCATGCGGGGGCGCGTTACCGCCGCGATCGAGGCTTTGTGTGATAGTCTCGACCAGTTCTCCGGATCGACCTTCGATGCAGCGAGCACCGTCCTGCGCCGATCGGCCCGCGACCTTCAGTCGTCGATCATCGCGGACATCAACGAGAGCATCGGCCGCCTGCCTGCCGTCCTCATCTTCCGCGCCGATCGGCCGCTCGATGCCTGGCTTCTCGCGCAGCACGTCTTCGGCGACACCCCACACCTCATCGAGGCGGGCTATCGCGACATCGTCGCACGCAACAATCCACGTCACGCCTCGGCATTGCCCGCAGGCAACATCGAGGTGCTTGGCTGATGGCGACCATCCTCCCGATCCAGCTTCGCGTCGCGGGCACGGTCTACGAGAAATGGACCTCGGCCGAGGTGACGCGCGACCTGAAGGACTTCAGCGGTTCGTTCAACTTCACACTGCGCGATACCAAACGCTCGCTGCAGACCTTCGCCTACGCCAGCGCTGGCACGGCTTTCGATATGCGTCCCGGGTTGGCGGTCGACGTCCTGGTCGAAGGCACTGTCGTTCTCAAGGGCTATATCGACAAGGTCTCGCCGTCGATCAGCGAGACGCAGGCCGAGGTCAGCATTTCCGGCCGGGACAAGACCGGTGACCTCGTTGACAGCGCGGCCCTCACCGACGGCCCGTCGGAGTTTCGCAACGTCAAGCTCGAGGACGCGGCCGGCCAGATCTCCAAGCCGTTCGGTTTGAGCGTGCGCAGCGAGATCGACACTGGCGAGCCATTCACGCGCTACGGGCTGGATCTTGCCGAGACCGCGTTCTCCGCGATCGAGAAGGGCGCGCGCTCCCGGCATGCGCTCGTGCTATCCGATGGCGTCGGCGGCCTTGTCATCACCCGCACCGGCAGCAACCGCGCGCCGGCTGATCTCACGCTTCCAGGGAACGTCATCGCCTCTTCCGGCACCTACAGCAACGAAAACCGCTACTCCAAGACCTATGTGCGCGGCCAGGGCGAAAAGGCCGGCAAGTCGCGTTCCGGATCGGCCGCGCTCGACAGCACGGCCGCGCCGCTCGATCCCGCCGATCGGCAGTCCGGCGACGGTTCGGCAACCGAAGCCGAGCGCAAGGGAACCGCCGCGACGGGCATCGCCGTCGACGATGAGATCACTCGCTATCGTCCGGCCGTTCATCTCGCCCGCAGCAAGGCAGATGCCACCAGCGCCCAGGACGAAGCCGATTTCCGCATGCGCACGGCACGCGGCGAGAGCGAAGAGGTTACCGAGACCGTCAAAGGCTTCTCAGTCGATGGCAAGCTCTGGCGCGTCAATGAGATCGCCTATGTGTCGGACGCCTTCCAGAACATCGAGCGCGACATGCTCATTACGCGTGTCGTGAACCGATCGGATGGAAGCGGGAATTTCACGGAGTTGACGCTGTCGAGCCCTGAAGCATTCGACGACAAGCCGGTTGGCAAGCGTCGCACTAACCGCACCCGCAAGAAGAAGGCCGCTGCCGGCAGCCTCGACAGCAGCGCAGAGGCTCTTTGATGGACAAGGAAACCGCCGACAAGACGCGTGGCATGATTCGCCGCGTCGTTCTGAAGAATGTTAAGGATGACGGCCAGACCCAGACTGCGTCGGCCGAGGTCGCTGAAGGTGTCTGGCGCGACGATGTCGAGATCATGCAGCCATACGGTTTAGCGTCGCATGTTCCTGTAGATGGATCGCTCGCCGTGGTTCTGGCGATCGGCGGCGATCAGGGCGATCTTGTCATCATGAATGTCTCCAACCCTTCCAAGCGCCTGGGCAAGCTTCCGGAGGGAGCGGTCGGGAACTACAACGAACACGGCGATCGTGTTCTGATCCTTCCCGATGGCACCGTTCAGGTCGCCGCCGGCACGGCGCTCGATGTGACCGTTGGCGGCGTCAACTTTCGCGTCTCGGCCGACGGTGTCGATATCACCGGCGGTTATGTCCGCCACAATGGCAAGAACATTGGCGACACCCACGTTCATGGCGGCGTTGTTCCCGGCGGCGAAGACACCGACGTCCCGTCGAACTGATCCATTCCCGCCCGCCTCGGCGGGCATGACGTTCACCTTGCGCGCGCGCGTATGTTTCGCGCCATGTTCTTCGATCTGGCTCTCACCTACGATCCCGACAAGCGCCGCTGCGACCTGACGCTCGGCGCTGATTGCGATCTTGCGATCGACGAAACCCCAATCCCTGCCATCCTCCTTTCCATCGGTCTCGATCGCCGCGCCGCGCCTGACGATCCCCTTCCGGAAGGCCGCTCGCAGTTCCTTGCGCCCGTCTCCTATTCCGAGCGTCGAGGCTGCGCAGGCGATGCTCTCGACCCGACCGGCGCGATGACCGGAAGCCGCTTGTGGCTGCTCGATCGTGCCAAGCAGACCGAAACGACCCGGCAGCTTTGCGACTTCTGGCTTCAGGAATCGCTCGCCTGGGCGAAGCAGGAAACCGGAGAGCCTGCGGACATCGAGGTCGCGTGGTTGCGCGACGGCGTTCTCGGCTATCGCGTCCAGGTGCAGGACGCCAGCGTCACTCTCAGTCGCCGTGTGGAGGCATAATGGCTTGGCCGATCCCGACCGCTAAGGAAATCGCATCCAAGATCGCAGGTTCGCTCGAAGCGGGCCTTCTTCGTATTCGGCCGGACCTGGACGCGACCGGCGTGTCGCGCGCGGTGCGTTCCGCCAAGGGCGTCTTCTCGCAGATCACTCGCGCGTTCTCGCTGGAGCTGCGCGAAGCCCATGATCATCTGGCCTGGTGGGGTCGGCAGTATTTCGTTGATACAGCCGAGGAAGAGTTTGTCCTGCGGCACGCTGGGATCTGGGGCGTCAATCAGCGGGCAGCGACCAAAGCACTGGGCGCGGTCCTCGTCGAAGGCGTGCCGGGAACTGCCTTGCCAGCAGGCCTGCAGCTTTCCGCATCGAACGCGGTCACCTACCTGACGACATCCGCCGCAACGATCGCAGGCGGCGGCACCGTCGCGGTCCCGGTGATCGCCGTTGTCGCCGGCACCTCGGGCAACCTTGAGGAAGGCGTGCAGCTGACGGTCGTGACACCCTTTCCGGAGATCACAAGGGTATCGGTCTCGATCGAGATTGTCGGTGGCGCCGACGAGCAGGACATGCCGGAACTTCAGGGAGCGACGTTGGAACGCATCCGCCAGCCGCCTCATGGCGGCGCTGGTTTCGACTATCCCGTTTGGGTGCAAGGGCAGTTTGCGGTCAAGGCCGTCGCGGTCATTCCGGAATGGATCGGCCGTGGCTCCGTTGGCCTGGTCGTGGCCATGAAGGACGCCGATGGATCTGCTCGCGTGCCATCTGACGCGGAGCGCGATGCAATCCTCGCCTTCCTCGGCCCGTTGGGAAGCCAGACCGGCGTTCGGCCTGTGACCGCGCGCGTCATCGTAATCGCCGCGGAGTTGCGCGTCCTCTCACCGGTCATCCGCCTGCGTCCGGACACTGCCTTGACCCGCGCTGCCGTGAACGATGCCTGGAATCGCTTCGTTGCCACGATCGGCGATGCTGACGACACGGTGAACGCTGGCCCGATTGGCGCGCTCATCGAGCCTTCGCGGATCTCCGAGGCGATATCGGCGGCGAACGGTGAATATGCCCATGACCTGATCTCGCCGGCAGCGCCCTTCACTTTGGCCAACGTCGAGTATCCCGTCGCCGGTGCTATCACCTACGAGGACGCGTGATGGCGAGAACCGCTTCAACGATCCTTCAAAGCTTGATTTCGAAGCTGGCGCCGGGCTTTGCTCTCGGCTATCGCGATGGCGTCCTGGACGTCCTGCTGGCGGCTGCTGCCGCCCGCATCGAGACAATCGAGGCAGACGCCGAAGCGATGATGCGCGAGGTCGATCCCCGCACCGCCTATCGCTTTCTTGCAGACTTTGAGCGTGTTCTCGGTCCCGACCCTTGCGGCCGAGATCTCAATGCGCGCACCATCGAAGACCGGCAGAGGCTGGCTCACCAGCGCTGGACGGGCACCGGCGGTCAGTCGATCCCCTACATGATCTCGCTTGCGGCCAAGCTCGGCGTGACCATCACTGTCGATGAGTTCTGGCCGAGCCGCACTGGCGGACTGCGTTGCGGCCAACGGCTGCGTCCGGAAGGGACGCAGTTCCTGTGGCGGATCAACATCCCTGGGCTGATGGCCGTGGTGAAGTTCCGCACTGGCGCGAGTGTCACCAAACATCGCCTCGGCACCTTCAAGATTTCCGACATCGAGTGCGAGCTGCAGCGGGTGAAACCCGCGCACACCGTCCTCGTCTTTAACTATGCCCAGGAGGCCTGATAATGGATCGCATCAACGGCGCGGGAACCATCGACATCGGCGGCGGCCGTCGCGGGTTCCGTGATGAAAATCTGGAAGTAGGCAATGAGGGGACCGAGGTAACCGCGCTGTTTATGAACATGGTCCAGGAGGAGGTTGCGAAAGTTATCGAGTCCGCTGGCCTGGTTCTCGATCCGGCGGACTGGACGCAGCTCTATCAAGCTTTGCGCTCGATGATATCGAACAATGCGGTCGCCCTGACAAAGCTGCTTCGCCTGCCTTGGCTCCCGGTGGTTTCCATGACGCTGTCGTCCGCGCCCGGTGCGCCGACCGCAGGTGACATCTACCTCATTCCTTCGAACGCGACCGGGACCTGGGCTGCTAATATCGGCAAGATCGCTGAGTGGACGGGTACAACCTGGTCGTACGTCACGCCCCCAAATGGACACGGAATAAGCTTGCCTGATGGCCGCGTCTACGAGCGCGTCGCTGGCGCCTACGTGGAAAAAATCGCCTTGGACGCGCAGTCCGGCAAATGGTGGTTTGCGACCGCTGCTGGCACTGCAAATGCGTTGACGGCCTCGCTCACGCCGGCGCCGTCCGCATTGACCTCCGGTCTATCCGTCACGCTTCTCCTGACCGATACCAACACTGCAGCGGCCACGTTCAATCTCAACGGCCTTGGTGCCAAGCCAATCGTCAAATTTGACGGCGGCGCCTTGAGCCGTGGCGAGCTGATCGGCGGCACTATAGCCCGCCTCGATTATGATCTGGCGGGCGACCGCTGGATTATAACCTCCGCAATCCGTTACGGCTTCGGTGCTGGTCAGCAGTATTTCAACGTTGCTGGCGCAATGTCTTTCACTGTCCCGGTCGGTGTTACCATCATCGAGGTCGAATGCTGGGGCGGCGGCGCAGGCGGCGGCGGCGTTGGTGCCGGTGGCAATGGCTCTGCGGGCGGCGGTGGCGCAGGCGGTTACGCCCGGAAGCGCATCAATGTCACGCCGGGGCAGGTTCTCACTGGCACCGTCGGAGCGAACGGTAACGGCGGCGGCGCAGGCGGCGGCGGCGGCGCAGGCGGAACGACTTCGTTCGGTGGCGTCGTTACCTGCAACGGCGGTACCGGTGGGTCTCCAAATCCGACCGGTAACGGCGGCAGTGGCGGCGGATCTACCGGGGGTGACATCAACGCAACGGGTGGCGCTGGCACGGCCGGTGCGGCAGGCGCGAGCGTCAGTGGTGGCCCAGGTGGAACATCATCGTTCGGCGGCGCCGGGGGCGGTGGTGGCTTTGGTATCGCGGGTGGTGGCGCATCGCCGGGCGGCGGCGGTGGTGGATCTGGCAGCGCAGGCGCTAACTCCGGTGGCGCTGGTGCCGTCGGCGCAATCTTTATCAAGTGGTGAGAACATGATTTACGCACGAGTGATCGACGGGACTATCGTTGAGGTCATCGACCTTCCCGAGGAGTTCAATGTTGAGGAAATCTATGTTCCCGAGGTGGCGGCGGAGTTTGTTGCTGCGATTTCAGAAGTTGATGTGGGATGGACATATATGGAGGGCGTTTTTAGTGCTCCTCCCGCGCCGCTCATCGACGATTTGAAGGCAGCGAGGATCGCCACTCTCACAGCGGATTGTGCTGCGGCGATTGTGGGCGGTTATTTGTCATCTGCCCTTGGCTCCCGGCACACGTATCCGAGTGGCGTTACAGATCAGATCAATATGATGGGCAGTGTGACGGCCAGCTTGTTGCCGGAACTAACGCAGGGTTGGGCGACACCGTTCTGGTGCGAGGACGACGCTGGCATTTGGGCCTTCCGCATGCATTCCGCCGAGCAGATCCAACAGGCCGGATCGGATGGAAAAATGCACGTAGTGACGTGCCAAGCAAAGCTTGAAGGATTGACCGCCCAGGTCACTACTGCAACCTCGGAAGAGACCGTTACCTCAATCAATTGGTAATCCGAGAGAGGTCATATCAGGATCGAGGAAGACCCAACGCCCGGTGATGAGCCGGGCGTTTCGATTGGGTGTCTAATTCATCGAGCAGAATGGACCTATGCAGGGTTGATTTTGCATCTTACCACTAGAGCGAACTCATTAGTTGCCGGGGGGCGAAATGCAGACTGCCTTAGCTTTGTCGATTGTAATACTCGTTCTCTATATCGCGTGGTCCATTCTCGCGATCCCGTTTTCTTGGAAACGGAGGAACATGCGGCTGAAGCGGGCTGGGCTTGGCTTCTGCGCTCTGATTGCGATTCTAGTGGCGTTAACGATCGACGCCGATCGCGAGGCGCGCTCGCTGGGCTTCGAAAGCGCCACTGATCAGCGTCTGGCGAAAGAGGCCGGCATTAATGAGCCTGCCGCTTGGGCGCAACAGAAAGGTGCTCTGTTAGCCAAAAAGAAGGCTGATGATGATGCCGCAGCCGCTGCTAAAGCCGCCGCTCGAACCGCTGAGGACAAAGCCTCAGCCAAGGAGGCCGCCCGCGTTGCCGCCGCTGAGAAAGAATCAGCGGCCCGAGCAGAGGCCGAGAAAGCGGTCGCCGAGAAAGCCGAAGCAGAAAAATGCAGACAGGATCTTCAGTGCTGGGGGGAGAAGGCGTGGATCGGCGCCTCGGTGCGGTGCCCGGAATTTATTGAGAAACTTGCGAAGTGGGATTTCCAGTGGACGGATGGTACGTTCGAGCCGAAGTTTGCAAAGTACCGCTGGAAAGATCAGAAGCGCGGTGTCGTCACCCTGATCGGGGACAAGGCCAAGATGCAGAACGGCTTCGGAGCTTGGAAGCGTGTCACCTATACCTGCGATTATGACCCTATTGCAGAGGCCGTAGTTACCGTCGACGCAAACTAA